GACATCAAGTGGGGGCGCGTGTAGTGGGTTTTTTTAGTAAGGTTTTTAAAAAAGCCGTTCACATAGTCACCGGTGCAACAGATCTAGCGATCAGTGCCGTTAGCACTGTAGTCAGTTGGTTTGTTGATGTCAAAACACCTGATGTGCCTAATGCTGCTGCGGCGATTTCCGGTGTGTTGCTAAATGAAGCGGCATCAAGCGCTTCGTTGCCCGTAATTTATGGCACACGGCGGGTTGGTGGTGTCCGTGTTCTTTTGACGACTGGTGGGGATAAAAACAAGTATCTCTATGTCATTTTAGTATTGTCGGAAGGCGCTGTAACCGCTGTTAGAGATATTGAAATAAACTCAAAGCCGTTGGCGGATTTTGGTTCCAAGGCGCGCATCAGCACCCATCTCGGTGCTGACAATCAGGCCGCAGATGCCAACTTTGTTGCAGAATTACCGAGTTGGACGGCTCAACACCAATTAAGTGGTGTAGCGTATTTGTCGTGTCGCTTTGAGTATGATTCCGATTTGTTTAGCGGTGTCCCAACTGTAACTGCTGTCGTTGATGGTCGAGCATTGTATGACCCACGCACGGGTGTTACGGCGTTTAGCAACAATCACGCATTAGTGATTTTGGACTACCTGCGCAATAGTCGGTATGGCGTCGCTGTTGCTGATGCTGAAATCAATTTTGACGCGTTTAAACGCTCTGCTGACATTTGCGATGAAGTCAGTGCGTCCAGCACAAACAGCAGCGTGATGGTTAAGCGCTGGGCGTGTAATTACGTGCTATCAACTGATAAGACACGTCTAGAAAACGTGAAATACTTAGTATCCGCATGCCGTGGCTTTCTGCCGTATCAGAACGGCCAGTACGCATTAACGATCGTTAATGACGATGCTGTGGTGTTTGATTTCGACGAACGTCATATCGTTGGTGAGCTGAGCATCCAGCCGCCCTCTAAGCGTTCTCGTAACAATCGCGTCATTGTCAAATTTGTTAATCCAGACCGAAATTGGAAAGAAGATGAAGTGGCGTGGCCTGCTGATGAGGCTCTGTATCAACAGTTCCTAGCAGAAGACAATTACATTGAAATGGAAACATCCCTCACGCTAGAGAATATTACCAACGCTCATCAAGCGATGGATCTAGCGCGCCAGGCATGCCTTGAAAGTCGTCGATCCACAGCAGTATCGTTTACAGCAACACAAGAAGCGCTGTCTGCGTATGTTGGTCGTGTTGTCTCTTTGTCTTATGGAGCGCTGGGATTTGATAAACGGCTGTTTCGCGTCGAGAGTCGTGATATTTCGTCAGAAGTGACGGTGCAGATGTCACTTGTTGAGTTTGATGCCGAGATTTATCCCTGGGCGGATTTGCCTGATTTAGACGATGTGCCAAGCGTATCGCTGCCTGACCCGCTCAACTTGCCTATTATTACAGGGCTTGCATTTTCGCCCGCTGATTATAACTCGGTTCTATGTGGTGTTTTGTCCTGGGACGAATCGCCCACTGCTTACGTCGACCGTTATCGTGTTGAAGTTGTCAATAAAAGCTCAGGCGTATTAGTGTTTGCCACAACAGTATCGTCATTGTCTGTGCAAGTGCCTAATATGCTTGAGGGAAACTATCAAGCAATCGTGCGTGGTATATCGGTACTGAGTCGCACGCCAGCGGCCAGTGTAGATTTCAGCTTTAGTGTGCCAGCGCTAGATACTCCGACAAACTTAGAGCAAGTTGGCTATTTTGATACGGCGTTAACACTCGCCTGGAATGGCTCAAATTCCCCCGCTTTTGCTCGTTATCAACTTCGATTAATAGACGACGTCGGCACTGTACTAAAAACTTTCACTAGCACAGAGCCGCGCTATGTAATCGAACTAGCGACATTTGAAAGCATGGCTTTCCCTCGTGATTTTATCGCGTCTGTTGCGGCGGTAAATGTGGCGGGGGTTGTTTCTGATTACGTGTCGATCAGCATCAATAAAGCCGCACCAGCAACGCCACAGTCGGTAAATTTGTGGGAAGGTGTTAACCAAGCCGAATTGATTTACACACTGCCTGATTATGCAAATGGCGTCAGTGTCTGGTTAGACACGAATGAAGATGCCGAGCGAACCGGTGCTAATCTGGTTTATCGCGGTAACGACCTACGCACAACACTGAGCGGCCTCACACCTGAAACAACGTACTACATCTGGATGGCGTGTTTTGACGCGTTCGGCAACGGGCCAGTTGCATCTCTATCGTTCAACACGCTCGCCGATGCTGTGGCACAAACGCTATCCGCTCTCGACGATATTACAAAACAACTTGACCAAGCCCGCGCCACGACACTCGACAAAATTGACTCACTCGACATGCTCACGGATCAGCTCGCACGAGGTCAGATTGAGACACTCGGCAAAATTGACTCACTCGACACGCTCACGGATCAGCTCGCACAAGGTCAGATTGAGACACTCGGTAAGGTTGAAACGCTCGAATTAATGCAAAGCGAGCAAATTGCGCGAACTAGAGATACGGCGTCTAAATTATACAAGAATGACCGCATATCTAATGACGCGATACTGGAGTCTATTGTCAAAGCGGCTGAAATTGAGCAGAAGCAAGTTGATGATAGCAGTACTTATACTCGTTACTTTAATGCGCTAATTGATGTTGATCCGTCGACTGGGAGTATCACGTCAAAGGCCTACTCATATACAGATACACAATTCACCTTGGCGCAGCAGTCTATCAACGCGACCAATGCATCGATCACATTTCAGGCAGAGCGAACTGATCTGCTCGATGGTCGCGTGACAGATGCTGAAGCCGAGTTGGTTGTTCAGGCAGGTTTGATTGCATCGCGCGTTACGTACACTCAGCTTTCTGAAGAGGTGTCCGGTGCAATAGCTTCATTACAGCCCGCATATACCTGGTCGTTTAATACATCGCTGGACGGTTGGTCTGCGCAAAATGGAACGGCCGTTCATAACTCTGTAGGTGAAGTTGATTTGTCGATGGGTGATATTGCTATCGAGACTATCAATTTTGATGGAGCTCAAAACCCTGTTGTACAAATTACGCTGACTCGTGCTACTGGCAGTATGTATGTCGGTGAGTTGCAATGGAAAACATCGAGCCATGGTTTTAGCGCTATCCACAGCGTAGCCATTGACAATGTGCCCGACGATGGATTGCCCTATACGCTAGTCGTCGACCTCGGGAGCATTGCGGACTGGCAACAAACCATTATCGGTCTGCGTTTGCTGCTGGGTAGCACGGTAGCGGACAGCTACTATCTCGATGCCATTCAAGTCGGAAAACGCAGTGCTCAGCAACTGGCCTATGATGCACTTCAGGTACGCACTAGTCTCATCGAGCAACGAGCTGATGCAATTGACGGCGTCTTGAAGACTGTTGCTACGACTGAGTGGGTGCAAAATAACACGTTAAAAGTGTCTGATGTGCAGAGTACAATTGACTCATTTAATGCTGAATATTCAGTTGTTGCGACTCTGCAGCAGCTAGCGAACGACGGAACAATCGAAAAGGCCTCGGCAGCAGCTCAGTGGATAGATGGTGCAGATGGCCGCATTCGCACACTCGCGTCGCAGCAAGTACAAGAAGGTCTTGGCCAGACCATTACAGATATCGAATCAAGTATCGATGCTGCCGCTGGCACATTGTCAAATGTGCTGTCCACATCATACAAAACGCAAAAACAACTCGTTTCAACAACCGATGAAGCCCTAGAGTCTGCATTAAGTGATGCAGAGCAAAAACTAAGTGATGCGGATTTAGAGCAAACAGCTGCGGCACTTAGTTACCAGCAAAATGTCACGGCAACTGAACTGGAAGCAAAAGCATCTCAATTAACAGAGCTGACAGCATCTTTTTTACAAAGCCGCGCGCTGATCAACCAAACACTCACGACATTGGCCAATGCGGATCAAGCCATTGCTCAATCTGTTACCGATTTGAATGCAGAGTATGAGGACAACAAATCCAGTGTTAGTCAGCAATTCACGACGCAGGCCAACGCGGATCAAGCCATTGCTCAATCTGTTACCGATTTGAATGCAGAGTATGAGGACAACAAATCCAGTGTTAGTCAGCAACTCACG